GGCATGGCTGGAGCGACGCTGAAGGTCACCACCGAGATCGTGAGCAGCTTCGTCACTATCGGCACCGCAGCCCTGGGATTGGCCGACAAGGTGGCGATGGCCGACCAGGAATACCGGTTGTTTGCACTTCATCTTTACATGTCCAAGGACGCGGCCCGGTCGCTGAAGGTCGCCATGGACGCGCTCGGCCAGCCGCTTGAGAACCTCATGTGGGACCAGGAGCTGCGCGAGCGCACCCGCCAGCTTATCGCCGACCAGAAGGCTATGGCCCCGGGTGGCGACTTTGAGGCGGAGATGCGGAAGATACGTGACATCCGCTTCGAGTTCACCCGCCTCGAGGTCGAGGCGAAGTACCTCGGCATGCACGTGGTGCAGGACTTCCTCGGTGCCCTCGGGGTTGGCCCCGACTGGCTGCTGGCCAAGCTGAGGTCGTTCAACCAGTGGGTGATCTCCGACCTGCCGTCGATCTCGAAGAAAATCGTCACCTGGTTCATGCCGGTCTGGAAGGACATCGTTATGGTGGTGGGCTCGGCCGGCATGGCGCTGCGCGAGTTCGGCAAGGCCTTCACCAACCTCGTCGGCGCGGTGCTCATGGACCCCGCCCTGGAGAGTGGGACCTTCAGCATCCAGAAGCTTGGGGTCGCCATTCAGTATGTCGCCGCTATCGCCGGCACTCTGGCCACGGGCATCGCCTTCGTGGTGGACGTGATCGCGAGGTTGGTGAGCGTCATCAGCGAGCTGCTCACGCTCCAGTGGTCCAAGATACCGGACGAGATGTCCGGCCTGTTCGAGGACACCCGTCAGAACTACGGCGCGTTCCGCGACATGATCCACAGCCTCACGGTATCCCGCGCCGCGCTGCTGGGGCAGGATGTCTCGGGCGGTGACGGCAGTACCACCGCGGCGCCGCCGGCGCGTTTCTCGGTGCCAGGCGTCACCGACGAGAGCTGGCAGAATCTGGCCGCCGCCACGCACGGCGCGGTGAGCGCCGACCTGCTGAAGGCCGTGGCCTACACCGAGTCGGGTCCGCAGGGCATGGGTGCCGTCAGTCCCAAGGGCGCCATAGGCATCATGCAGCTCATGCCGGCGACCGCGAAGGCGTACGGCGTGGACCCGCACAGCGGCTTGGGCAACCTCACGGGCGGGACGGCGTACCTGAGGGACATGATCGCCCGCTACGGTGGCGACGTGGCCGAGGGCCTGGGCGCCTACAACGCCGGCCCCGGGCGCATGGACGCCTTCCTCGCCGGCAAGGCCACCCTGCCGGAGGAGACCAAGACCTACATCGCGGACGTGCTCAGGCGCGCCGGCCGCACCGGCGACGTGAACGTGGGCGGCATCACCATCCACATCACGCAGCCAGGCGCGAGCGCAGACGAGATCGCGCGCAAGACGGCGGACGAGACCGCCAAGCGTACGCAGCGCACGCTGCAGGAGTGGTCCCAATTGAGCTACGGCTACTAGCCGGGAAGGAGGCCGCGAGTGGCGACATCAGGAATCACGAACGGCGGCCTCTACCGCCCGCCGCAGTGGTCCGGCCCGGCCATGGTGAGCGTTACCGTGGTGCCGATACAGGGCCAGAACAACTCGGCGTCGCCGGCCGCTCTGCCGATGACGTCGGCCAACTACGTACCGGGCACCGCCGTGCCAGCCACGGGTTCGTCAGCCGGCGCGCTGGGTGGCGGCACCGCCACTTTCACCGGCAGCGGCAGCGCCCAGACCACCTACGTGTTCGATGCCGTGCTGGAGCTCGAGCACGAGCAGCGGCTGGAGAAGACCCGCCACCCCGTGCAGACGGGCGCCGACATCAGCAGCCATGCCTACCTGCAGCCGCCGCGAGTGGTCATGAACATCGGCATGTCTGACGCGATGGCGGCCTACGCCAGCGGGGCGAACAACGCGAACCAGGCCGGCAGCGCCACCCCGGCCACGACCACGCCCTTCAGCGGCGGCAGCACCAGCAAGAGCGTCAACGCGTACCAGACCATGATCGCGCTCCAGGTGGCCAGGTCGCCCCTCACGGTCACGACCAGGCTGCGCACCTACACCAATATGCTGATCACGGCCATCAGCCCGCGGGAGGACTACAAGACCATCGCCGGCCTCAGGATGAGGGTCGAGTTCGAGCAGGTCTTCACCGCGACCACGGTGGTCTCGGCTGTGAGTTCTTCCACGAGCGGCGCTAACACCCTGAGCGCGAGGCCCGACGCCACGCAGCAGACTGGTCTTGGGCAGGTGAGCCCTAATGCGCCTTCGGCCACTACGCTTAGTCAGTACGCCGCTCCACTTACATCGCCTTCGGTAGTCACTTCTGCCGGAACAGCGGCTGGTTCTGGTGCTGCACCGGCGGTGAATGGTGCTGGCGCGTTTTCTAGCACAATTGAGCAAAACTTTACGGCGCCCGGGTCATTTCTTCCAGCATCGACATTGGGGCCGGTGCTATGAGTGCCCAGATCGTACCGCTCACGACCGCCAATAACCAAACGTTTTCAGTGCAACTGACCATCAATGGCCAGCCGTTGACACTTAACCTCGGTGTAACCTATGACGCCATGGCGGGGTGGTGGCAGATGTCAATCGCAGATGTAAATGGCACCTCGTTGGTCGCCAGCGTGCCGCTTATTACCGGTAAGTACCCGGCTGCCAACTTGCTGGCCCAGTATGGTTACCTTGCGATTGGCGACGCGTACCTGCTGAACACGAGCGATTCGTCGTTCGACTACCCAGGCCAGTCTAACCTTGACCAGTTCACGCTGTTGTGGACGGACAACTGATCATGAGTTCATCTTCAGGGACTCCTCTTTGGGGGCAGGCGTGGGAGCTGACCATCACCTGCGCCACGGCCGGCGGCGGCGCGCAAGCCACGACCGTCGGGTCAAACACGTGGGCGCCAGAGCCGTTGCGCGTTACGTTCGACGTGCTGCAGTCCATGAATACCGACCCGTTGTGGTACGCGGATATCAGCGTGTACAACCTCGACGACCAAACGGCACAGAACATAGCCGTTAACGCCACCTGGGCCACGCTGAAGGCCGGGTTCCAGTTCGGACCGCAGGTCTCGTCCATCATCTGGGACGGCCCCGTGTTCCAGGTGCTGTTCACCCGCGAGAACGTGGTGGACCAGAAGCTCACGCTTCACTGCGTGGTGTTCCCGAACGTGTCGCCGACGGACATGCTCGGCTTCTCCATGGGCCAGTTCAGCACGCAGCAGAAGCTCGTAGAGTTTATGGTCCAATACGCCAACCTGCCGGCGGTGAACCCGGGGGCCGGCACGCAGGGCCAGGTCGCCAACCAGCGCATGACCGCGACGCAGTACCCGCGCGGCAACACCGTCTTCGGCAAGGTGAGCAAGTTTTTCGCCCAGCTGGCGGACAGCAACCTGGTGCAGACCTGGACGGACGGGCAGAAGACCTACATCAGTGAGATGGGCAACGGGGCCAATGCAGGGCTTACCCCGAACCTCATCTACAGTCCGCCGTTCCCGCCTGGCAGCACCGGCAACGCCACGGGGCTGCCGCCCGATACCAACTTGAGCCTGATCGGCACGCCGCAGCAGTTCGCCCAGGGCGCCACGTTCACAGTGCTGCTCGACCCGAGGTTGAGGGTGCAGCTGCCGCCGCTGCTGGTACAGCTGGCCAGGACGCAGATCAACCTGATCACCCGCAACCCGTCCCCGAACGGCGAGCTACCGGCGCCGCTGACGGCCAACCCGTCGTTCTTCGTGGCCCAGGTGCGGCATACGGGCGACACGCGCGGCAACGAGTGGCAGACCGAGGTGACCGGCTGGTCGACGGCATACGCGCAGGCCTACCTTGACATGTTCACGGACTAAGGAGACGCTGCGATGTCAACGACCCCGGGACCTAGTCCGCTGTACGCGCTGACGCCCAACCAGGTGATCCGCACCGAGGGCGAGCAGTGGCGCCAGGTGATCCGCCAGGCCTTGACCGAGGCGCGGTGCGCCATTCCCGGGTTCCTGACCAAGGATATGGACGCCGTGGAGCAGACCGTGACGGTGCAGGTGGCCATCCAGGAGCGGGTGCGCGTGGTGCCGCAGGGCGTGCCGTCGGCGCCGGTCGTCGCTGAGTGGTGGGATGTGCCGCCCATCGTCCACGTGCCGATCATGACCCCGCGCGGCGGCGGCTACTCCATCACGCTACCCTTGAAGAAGGGCGACGAGGGCATGCTCATCTTCTGCGATGCCTGCATCGACCTTTGGTGGCAGAACGGGCAGACGAACAGCCCCGTCGCGGACAACACCGGCGCGTCTTCCGGGTCGCAGCGCCAGAACGAGATCAGGCGGCACTATGTCCACGATTGCGGCTTTTACCCCGGCCTGTGGAACCATAAGAACCTGCTCGAAGATTACGCCGTTGATTCGCTCCAGGTCCGCAGCGACGACGGGAGCGCCTTCGTGGACGTGGCCGATGAGGTCGTCACGGTGTCCGGTGCGACGGAGGTGGCTGTCGAGGCTCCGTTAATCGCGCTCGACGCGAGCGGCGGCACCAAGGTGCAGATCACCGCCCCGCTGGTGAGCGCCGACAACGGCGGCGCGGCGCAGGCGCTGATGACCGATACCTTCTACCAGTGGTATATTACCAATATCCAACCGTTCTTGGTTAGCAAGGGTTACGCTGGGCCGGCGCCGCCGGTCACGGGCTGCGAGACGACGGTGCTGAAAGGGCAGTAATGGCCGATATAGCGTACCTCCAACTAGACTCGGTCGGCGACCCCATCTTCGCCGACGGGACCTCGCTCACCGACGGCGACGCCGTGGCCCAGGCCATCCTGACGCGGCTGAAATTGTTCCTCGGCGAGTGGTGGGAGAACCTCAACCTGGGCCTGCCAGTGTTCCAGCAGATGCTGGGGCAGCTCGGCAGCGAGCTAGGTATCAAGGCCATGCAGCTGGCGATCACGCAGAACATCGCCGGCTTCACGCCCTACGTCACGGCCGTCACCGGCGTCGAGGTGGGCTTCACTAACGGGCAGCTGGCGTACACAGCCACGGCGCAAACCATCTACGGCTCGGTCACCGTCAGCAACACCCCGGCCCTTGGCGCCGTGATAGCGAGTTGAAGAGAGGCGGTAGAGCGAAGTGTCCACACCACCATACCTGCCGCCGGACGTCGGGCCGGCCGGCCTCACGGTAGCGAGCTATCCCAGTATACTGGCCGACAACCTGCAGGCGTTCCTGAACATCTACGGCTCCAACCAGTACATCGGTCAGGACGCCTCCATTTACCAGCTCTTGAGTATCCTGTCGCTCAAGCAGGCTGACCAAAACGCGGCGCTGCAGTTGAACTACAACCAGTCCAGCCCGCAGACGGCCGTCGGCGCCGGCCTCGACCGCGTCGTGAAGATGAATGGTCTCGCCAGACTTCCGTTTACGTATTCCACCGCGGCGCTCACTTGCGTGGGCACGCCGGGCCTGGTCCTCACGCAGTGCTTTGCGCAGGACCAGGTGGGCAATCTCTGGGCGCTGCCTTCCCCCACGACACTGGTAGGCGGCAGCGTGACCGTCACGGCCACCTGCACCACGCCTGGCAACGTTACCGCCGAGCCTGGCACCATCAACATCGTCGCCAGCCCCGTCAACGGGCCTTCTGGGACGTGGACTAGTGTTACTAACGCCGTTGCCGCGACGCCCGGCGACCCGGTAGAACCTGACAGCAGCCTGCGCGCCAGGCAGTCGGTTAGCGTGGCCCTGCCGGCGCTCACCCCCATCGCCGCGACGGTAGCGGCGGTATTGGCCACCACGGGCGTGGTCCGCGTGGCCCCCGGTTACCCGACGCCTGGTGGACCCGGCAGTTCGATCGAGAACCCGACCGGCGCTACCGACAGCTGGGGCAACCCGGCACACTCGATTAGCATCGTGGCCCAAGGGGGCTCGCCCGCCGCGGTGTGCCTCAGCATCTACCTGAAGAAGACCATCGGATGCCTCACCAACGGCACCACGTCGAGCCTCGTCACCGACCCGAACACCGGTTACCAGGAAACCATCAGCTACTACCAGCCGACCTTCCTGCCCATATTCGTCAACGTGGTGCTGGTGGGCTACGGGTCCGCGCCGACGACCGCGCAACTGGCCGCGGTGCAGGCCGCCGTCGTGACGTACCTCAACGAGCTGGCCATCGGCGAGACGGTGAGTTACTCGGCCCTCATTTACGAGATCATGGCCGTGAACGCGACCCTGATCAGCCCCGGCTTCGGTGTGCAGGCGATGCAGATTGGGAGCGTTGTGGCCTGCGCGACCACGGCCACGACCGTCGTCAGCACCGCGTCGATCGTGGTGGCAAGCGCCGCCGGGGTCGCCAACGGGCAACTCGTGCTCGGGGCTGGTATCCCGCCCAACACGTTCGTCACAGGCTACGTCAGCGGGACCACCGTGGGGCTGACCAACAACGCCACGGCGTCAGCCTCTGGCGTGGCCGTGCAGTTCGTGACCGTCGGCGCCTCGGACGTCGCCATGCCGACGTTCTACACCGTCGCCCAGGGCGCCGCCGGTAACGTGGAGGTGAGCGCGTCATGAGCTCCCCCAACCCGGGGTATGGCACCAGTGGTTACGGGCAGGGCGGCTACGGCAACGAACCCATAGAGGCGCTGCCCATAGGCTACTACCAGCGGCTGCTCACGTCGCAGTACCAGGCGCCGGGCAGCCCGAAACTGAACGCGTTCCTCTACGTGCTGCTGAAGAAATTCGATGACGTCTCGCAGTGTCTCGTCAAGTTCGACACCGCCTTCGACATCGACTCCGCCATCGGCCAGCAGCTGGACGCGCTCGGGACCGTGGCCGGCGCCTCCCGCACGGTGGGCTTCCAACCCAGCGGCGGCGTCAGCCCGGTGCTGGATGACGCGACCTACAGGCTTTACATCAAGGCAAAGATCGCGCAGAACCAGTGGGACGGCACCGTCACCAGCCTCTACGCGATTTGGAAATACCTGTTCCCGAGTGGGAACATTGTCATCGCTGACCAGCAAAACATGACCGCGATTATATTCATTACCGGTTCGTTCACCAGCATCATCCAGGACCTGATCACCAACGGCTACATCGTCCCCAGGCCGGAGGGCGTCGAATACACGTTCCAGCTTGGCGACTTGCCTGTGTTCGGTGCCGATCTTGATAACGCGTACGTGGCTGGGGCTGACCTGGGGCACGCCGCGGCGTAGGAGGCCAAGAGTGGGCAGTACGAATTTTCTTCCTGTGAACCCATCGCAGGTGAATCAAGAGACCGATGCGCAGTGGTTAGCCGATTCCATCCGCATCGGTGGCGTGGCCGTAGACGACATTCTGCCGTCGCCGTTCCTCAACAAGTTGTGGTACCAGGCGAACAATGGCGTCTATTGCCTTATGGCGATGATGGCGGGCAAGGGCTTCGTCACCAACGACGGCAACCTGGCCACGTTGACGGCGGTGCTGGCGAATCTGCTT